TAGCTCTTTCCTCAAACTCCTTGATGCTTGCCTTCCTGACAGCCCTCATGATAAACTTCACCGCTCTTTCGACAGCTTTCTTGATGGTAGCCCATGTCTTCTTTATAAACTCAATGAAGCTTTGTGCTTGCTCTTGAAATGGCTTTTCATTAGTAGCAAACTTTTTGTCAAAATTTATAACTTTGCTTTTATCCGTTGGTCTCATCATTTTTCTCCTTTCTTTTAACCATGCTCTTGAGCATTTCAATGAGCCTGCTGCACTGCTCGTCATCCAGCCACTCAAGCCTTTCAACCTTAAACATCTTTTTGACAAATCCGTTGATTCTTGCGTTGTTGTTATTCCAGCCCAGCTCCTCAGTGAGCTTGTATATCTTTTTCCTCTGCCTGATGGTGAGGGTGTTGCCTCCTGCGTCCGTCCGCTTGTCTTTGCCTCTGCCTTTGACCGAGTCTTTAAGCTCGGAGAGAACGGAGCAAACCTTATTGATTTCCTTTTGAGTAAGCTTCCTCATGCTGTCCTTGCCAGTCTCTCGGTATATAATGGAGTAGAGGTCTTCATCGGAGAGCATAAGCTCCGGGGACTTTGCAATTCCCCAAATGGTCTTGATAGTAAAATTGGGGACGTATGAACGCCCCTTTGTGCTGCTGTAGCTCATCACATCGCCCCCTATTTGTTAGCCTGAAGCTTTTCTCTTTCTGTCTCGTACCAAAATACGTCCTCTTTCTTAAGCGTACCGCCAACCTTGATGATGTCAGCTTCCGGGTACTTCTTCAAGACATCCTTGTTAATACTTTCCTTGACTGTGATGCAATCCTCCATTTTGAATCTCTTGAGGTTTTCAAGCACTGTCTCAACCTTCTTTAAAACAAGCTTTGTGCTGAGTCTGAAGCCAGTCTTTCCAAAGTTAAGCTGCTTGGTTTTACCGTTGAGCTCTGCCTTGTTTTCCTCAACAAATGCCTTGATGTCAAGGCCCAGTCTTTCAATTCTGTCCTGTAAGGGCTTGGCCTTCATTTCGGCCTCAAGCTTGATGTCATGAATCTTCTGATTCATCTCCGTTGTGATGTTCTCGATTTCGAGCTCACATTCTGCTATTTCTTTCAGGGTGATATCAACATCATCCCAACTCTTTAAAGCCAGTTCATCCTTGATTCTTGTTCTTGCCATTTTTAATCGCCTCCATGTTTTCTCTTTCAACTGTTAAAAGCATTTTGTATATAGAGCCTTTGGGTGGAAGCTCCACCCTCCAGCACCCCATCTTGTCAAAGCCCTTGCGGAGTCTCTCAAACATCTGCACATCCTCCGGGTCGTTGCTATCCCACAAGAGCATAATTTGAATCACTGTGTCCGCCCCCAAACCTTACACCATAGACCTTGCCATCATTGACTTTAAACTCCATTCCATATCTTTCATGGAGTGCGGCTGCCTCCGCAATGGGAAGGCTGCCGAGGTCTCCAAGGGTTGCCTTTCTGATGTAGTTATCCTCTACAAAGGAAGTGATTGACTGAACTGCTTCCTTCTTGGTGTCTCCGGCTTCAATGCCATTGATAGCACACATAATCACTGCGTTCAAACTGTTTAAAGCTTGCATAATCTATCCCTCCATTGACATCTTTTTTGAGAATTAAAGCATCATCATGTTGCTTGCCTGAGCAATGACCTTCAGGGTGATAGTGTCCTGTCCTGTCTCATTCATAATCCTGATGACGTTGTTGAGCGTTCTATCCAGTAACCTGAAGCATCCTGTCTGATTGTTGCAGGCCCTTGAGATAAGCTCATTCATGGCGTCAGGCTCAATCTTGTAGCTCTTCAAATAGTTCTCAACCTCTTGGGGAGTGAGCCCCTTTAAGGATGCGTAAAAGTCAACCCTGTTTGCAAAGCGGGTGAGGTAGCTTTTAATCTGTACCTCGAGCTTTGGCTCTCCGGCAATGACCATGCCGACATCGGACTGGTCGAATATAGCCCGGAGGATTTCCATTTTCTTTTGAGTGTACTTGCTGATGAGCTTGTCGGCCTCATCAATGATGAGCAAGTATCCATGATTCACATTGAAAAATTCCCTGATGCCATTTACCCTCTTCCATATCGTGCCGTAGGACTGAGGGATTCCGAGAGCCCTCTCAATGGCTTCCACAAGGTCACGGCTTGACATGGTGTCGTCACATTCTATGTATGCCACGCGAGGCATTTTGGAATAATACTTGAGAGCGTGGGTCTTGCCAAAGCCTGACTTTCCAACTACAATACCAAGGCCCATATCCTCCTGACAGGAACTGCAAACTCCAATCACATTCTTCGAGTCTCGGCTTTCAAAAAAGCCTTTTTTCTTTTCAAGCCTGATGACATTGGATGGAGCTGCTGCCGTCTCTTTAATGTCTCCTGTTTTATTTCTGAGATATTCTTCAAGCCTTGCTTCAAGCTCTGAAGCATCACTGTCGTATTTACCGCAAAGATACCTTGAAATTGTTGTCCTTGAGTAGTTGAGCTCATTGGCGAGCTCTGCCTTTGTTTTTTTGTTTGCCTCCAAGTATTCATTAACCCTTTGGGCCAGTGTCTTCACTTCATTTGTATAGATAGCCGCTACAGCTTCCATTACTTATCCCTCACTTTATTAAAATATTTATCCGAGTAACCTCAATTTTGAAAGTGCATCCTGAGCCTTTCTGTCAAAGAACTCATTCTCTACCTCTTTCTTTTGCCTTTGCTTCTTAGCCTTCAAATCATCGGCAAACTGTTTGTCTTGAGGTAGGGCCACAACCTTGTCATCCTTGCTGCCCTTACCCTTGATTATGAGGTCAGCAGTTCCAACAACCTCACCAGGAGCATTGTTGTATTGAGCAACCCTTTCCTCAAATGGTGTTGTAAACTCCTGAAGGCGTTCCATATCGGTTTTTAGCTGTCTTTTTTGCATCTTGATATGTTCCTCAAGGGCCTTCTGCTGTACTCTTGGAGCTATCATGAGAAGCTCCTGAGATACCGCCTCGCAAATCTTCTTGCCTTCCCTTGTATAGACATAGAGCCTTGTTACGTCTTCAGGGTCATACTTGATGTCAACCTTCTCGCCGATATAGTCCACAAGCTCCTGAGCCCTGTATTCATAGCCAAACTTTCTGATTCCCACGTTGTAAACGTGGACTCTTTCAGCCTTCATCATCAAGATGGATGCGTAAGACTTCGGCGGAGCTGGTTGATAATATTTCTCCTCGGCGTTCATGAAGAGCTCAATCGGCTTGGTATACCTTTCCTTTTGTCTCTTGAGTCCTGAGTGTTCCTTGTTGTGGTAAACTTCATTTTTCCACTTAGTCCAAAGCTCATAAAACTCTTCCATCGAAAGAAGCTCTCCACGCTCAAGCATCTTTGGAATGTCCTTCTTGATTTTGCCTGCGGTCTTTGACCCTGTCAGTGTTCCGGTGTAGGAGTACATCCATTTTGTAAAGCTTGAGCAAACCGTTCCAAAGAATCTCTCAATCTGAGCCTTGCTCCAAGGCTGATATGGTAAGCTCCTCATATCATCCTGAATCCCAATGCTCCTATAAAAGCCTTGGGTCTCACTGTCAAAAGAGAGCTCTTCCTTCCTTTGGCTTCGCTTTCTGCCCGTCATACTCTCTGCGGTGTAGTCTTTTCCGTTGTCAATGAGCAGCCACTGGGGAACTCCGCCCGGTGTACCGTAAATCATCTTGAGTAGTGATTGCTTTAATATCTGAGAGTTAGCATGTAAGCACATCACGTCTCCAAGAATTGTTCTGCTTCGTGTATCTATCCAAGCCACAAGCCTTGGCCTTATTGCTGTAACTTTGCCGTTTGGATGGGTATATGCGACCCAGCAATCAAAGGTATGTTCATCACCCTGCACAAGACCCATGACCGGAAGAGACTTGGTATCCCTTGAACCCTTAACCATGACCTTGTTTTTATATTCTTTTGTGCCTTTGGCTGCGAGGAAGTGAGCATTTTTAGCCCTGCCTTCTTCCATCAGATAATTGATGTATCTTGACACCGTCTGATATGACGGGTATTCCCAGCCTTGAACTGCTGCAACCTTCTCAAGCTTCGAGTAAAGCATCTCTACTGTCCCGGCATTGGCTGCAAAGTGTTTGTCAAACCACACATTCTCAATGTAGGCCCTGACCTCCGGCTTTAACGACGGGAAAGTGTGTCTGTCTTTTGGCTTCCTGCATAAAGCCAGTACCTTGAAAAAGTCATAATTGTTTCCGTCTTCCTTATGTAGCTTCATGGCCCACGCTGACGCCTCAAGATAGTCCTTTGCATATCTGTATAAAGTCCTTTGGCTGATTCCGAGCTTTTCTGCAAACTCTTCAGCAAATGCCGTTCTCTCGCCCTCGCCATAGTTTAAAAATTCCCGGAGCTGATTCCCAAGCTCCACTGCCTCATAATACTGCTTTGAAAAGTTCTCGATGTACCAATTTAGGTCAATATCTATATACCAAGGGATTTCCTCTTGACCCGTCCTTTGTTCAATCACAACATCCCTCCCATCTATTTTCATCTTTTCCTTGTGACTTCGCCTTGCCTTCTTCGAGAGAGAGGAGAGAGCAACCAAAACCCTGTCTTTTCCTCCGTCTCTTGCTTCGGTTATTGTTTTAAAACTGTTTTGATTCCTTTGAACACGCTTCTTCATTGCTTCATAGCTTATTCCTTCAAGCTCAGCAGCCTCTTCAAGTGTGACAAATGTTTCAGCCAATATCTTCCCCCCTTTTACGCTTTACAAAGTCAAGTTCTTTCTGCTACAATGGAGGGGATGGATGCTTTCATCAGGGTTTTTCAAAAGAGTGTCTTTGCTTTGACCGGTAGGCACTCTTTTCTTTTGTCCCGACATTTGTCATCCAATCCCTCCATTTATGCACCTTTTGGCACATTTGCCACCTTGATTTTGCTGATAAGCTCCTCAATCTTCTTGGCTTCCTCTTGGATATATGCGTCCATGTTGTTGAGCGTTTCGATAATCCCCTGCTTCAAACTGAGATAGTCAAACAAATCCTCAATCTCTCTTTGGATTTCCTCCTGAATCTGCTCAGCTTTCCTTTTAAGCTCTTTCTGCTGTCTTTCGAGGATAATGACCTTCATGCCATCATCAAGGGTTTTGACATCTCTTCCCATTCCCGCCTTGAGATTTTCAAGCTCAAGGATAAAATCATTGATATTCTTCAAAACTTATTCCTCCCTTACGCTATCTTTTTTAACGAGTCCAAGTCCAGCCCCAGCACCTTTGCGATGCCGACAAGGTACTTCTCGCCCGACCTGTCCCCGTAAAGAATCAAGTTTAGATACTTGTTGCTTGTTCCGACTTCTTCTGCAAGCTGTACCTGTGTCATACCTTTTTCAATTAGTGTCTTTTTCACCAACACGCCAAAGGGTGTCAGTTGTCTTTTGCGTTTTTGCATCAAGCATCCTCCTTTCGTTGTACTTTCCTTTTACCTCCCGTGGTATAATAAAGTTGACACACAATTTATATAAAGGGAGGTGTCTTTATGAGTAAGAATAGTCTTTCAACCGGAAATCCAGTAGCAGATAAATTCATGGGTTCTAATATTAGTAATGAACTTGTTGGTTGGGCTCTGGTTTCCTATCTCGAATCTAAAGGTCTTTTAGATAGAGATGAATTTTGGGACTTCTTAAATATTGAATGCAAGTTAAGTGTCCATGCTATAGTTAAAGGTTCTGTAGATACTTCTGACGACGAACTTCAAAAGGAATAGTGAATTCTTTTAATCTTTGTCTGTCAGATTCAATTTGCTTTCTTTGAATGTCTGAATGAAATTCAAGAATATTAATGTCAGTATTACAACCTATAAACTCATTTGCTTGTTGTTGGCCTTGCAGTTGTTTCTCAAGGTCAGCAACCTTTTTTTCTAATGTTGTAATTTGCTCCTTGTAATTCATTGTCAAGCCTCCTTTTTTAGTTTTCTTGTCTTCCCTGACACTCTGTGAATCACTTCAAAGCATTCTCTGCAATCTTTCACCACAAGCCAATTCTCAGGATTGAGTCCAAGTGATTTAATCCTGATTTTTTGTGCCCTTGTGGGCCTCTTCCCATGTTTCAAAACCTCACCCCTCTCAATCTTTTTTCTTCCTGTGCCAGTAGGCGGGAGCACAGTATATGCTTTTTCGGTAGGATTTTATTGTAAGGTTTTGGAATTTCCTTACAAGAAATGATTGTAAAGCTATCGCTTTTAACTTGTCTGAGTGGTAAAATATTTTTGATGTATTTATCTATCTATAATCATTATAGGAATAATTTCGGATTTTGTCAACATGTAAATCTGAAATTGTTCCGATTTGAACGAGGAGGGTTATTATGAATGAATTAAATGGTTTTGGAGAACGCTTAAAATCAGCTATTAAAGAGAGTGGTTTTAGTCAAAAGGATGTATCTGAAATACTTCAGATTAACCAAGATACAATAACTAATTATGTTAAAGAGAAGTCCTTACCTAATGCAGATGTGCTTTTTAGATTGTGCAGGCTGCTGAAAGTATCTTCAGATTTTCTGCTATTCGGAAAATATTCGGATGGCTTGAAAGAAGAGGGGCGAGCCTTTGAAATCGTAAATCTTTCGGATGAAGAAAAAGAGATTATATCTAAAGTTCGCTCAGGATTATATCCTATATTTGATAATGATATTAAAAGACTTACTGGTGAAGTTGGCAGACTGAATGACCAAGAGCATGATTTGATTTTAAAATACAGACAGCTTGACGAGAGAGAGCGTGATGATATATACGATAACGTATGTTGGAGATATGATAGGTCTCTAAGGAAAAAAGTGTCATCTCAATTGAAGAATGGAGGAACAGGAGAGGAAGCAGCCACAAGTGAAGCTGTTTAATTTTTATACTTTTATGATAGATTTATATATCTTTTAGAACACAAAACTTGTCCCTTTGGTTGTCACCTTGTTTTTGACTTTTAAAACCCTGCAAACCCGCATCACAACTGCAATGGGACACATTTTTTTAAAAAAACATACTTTGTCCCTTTGGTTTTGGCTAAAAACGGCCCGATTTTTTAGAATTTCGCACGCTGTCCGCACGCTTGCGTTATTGACACCAAAGCCGCAAACCCTTGATTTATCTGCACTCTCAACATATTTGTCAACCGTCGCACGCATCACGCACGCTCATTAACGCCACGTTAGCACGCTGAATCTGTTTTCTTTTTGATGCCGTCCTGATATAATAAAGAAAAGAGCAGTAAAAAAGCACCTTATCCCTTACGCTACAAGGCTTCCAGTGCTTTCCGCTGCTCTTTCTTTTTATTTATCCACACATTATCCACAATGATTCTTGTCTCAACTTATTTGTCAATTGAATCCGACCTCGTCCCACCTTATCCCCAGTAATATCAACCTTTCCCACGATATCCCGGGTCTTCTTTCAGTGTCTCATGTTTTGTCAGTTATTTTGTTAATCAACAACTTTCAGCTATTTCTCTGGCTGCCTCCATACCTTCAAGTAAATTAGAATCCCATAATATCTCATGTCTTCTG